CGATGGTGGGACGTATCTGCGTGTAGCTGATGTTCTCGGTTATTACGCTGTTTTCGAGTAGCGTGTTTTCGCTTATAAATAGTGCCTTGCTCATTCTACGATTCTTTCAACTTGTGTACCTTTTTTGATTACCAACTGCTGCACCCACATATGCCGGCAGCTTGGCCTGTGCCTGCCATCTTCAAGGGTCAGCCATCCGCCTCTGCGTTCCCAGACGCTGTACCCCATCAGCGCCGTCAGCTGGTTGATGTCGTCGCGCGTGTACAGTCGTGCGCTGGACAAGTCCATCATGACTTGGCAGAACTTGCGGCTCTTGTCGTAACCGTCAGCCTTACTTAATCCCCGGTATTCTGGCCGCCAGTCGTACCGGTAGCGCACCTCGACGATTGGCTCTGGCACTTTCTCCTCCTTGGTCGCCTCACCTATGCCGCGCTTCAACGGATACTTGTTGACCTGCAACAGGTATTGGATGCGCTTGCGGATTCGCGCCTTGCTCACCCCGAACTCCTTGGCCATCTCTTCAACCGTTGCATCCTCACGCTTGCGCCTGTACTTAATGATGCGCTCGTCCAACGCTTTGTCCTCATCGGAAACGGCAAACTGCATGAAGAACTCCGCCTCGCCGTATTCGTTGAAGTCCAGTTCGCGCTCTTGCAGCACCTCAAAGCTGTCACGCGTTTCGCCAAACTGCTGGCCTACCTGCGACAGAAACTCCAACTCATCAGCTTCATCGGTGAACGCCTGCTCCTTCACGCCCAGTAGCTGGTCGACCTGTTCGGCGTTGAGGCCGAAGCCAGCCGTCAGCATCGTCCGCGCCTGTTCGAGTGTGACCTTGCCCTGCGAATAGTGGCGCACAATACGCATCAAGTTTTGGTACTGCCTGCCTGAAAGCGTCTTGATAGCCTCGTTGACGCCTGCGCTCGCCTCTACGGCCGTTTCACCTGCGTTGGGTGTTGGCGTGCCAGTCGCCTCTGCAAGTGGCTCATAACCCGCCTTTTCGCGCAGTTCATCCTGCGTCAAAATCTGCATCAGCGCCTGCTCGGAGAGTTGCTCCGTAATCGGGTCGAAAGGCTGGAGGTAGAGGCACTCGTAGCCGTTGAATGACGTGAGGTAGTTGATTATGCGCTCGACGATCAACACGCGGTTCATGATGTAGGTATTTTTGAACAGCTCATACGCCTCCGACAATTCCTTTCTGCCTCCCAGCTGCCCCTCCGTTCTGATGCCGAACAACATCGGCGAGGTGACGTTGTGCGCCACGAAAATCTCTTCTTGTATTTGCTTGTTGAGCAAATCGAACTGCTTATCAAGGTCGCTCGGCGTTAGCGACTGTATGCTCGGCGCGTTTTCCTTGCCTGTCGAAAAGGTCAGCACAAAGCGCCCTGCGTTGTTTGCGCCGCTGAACTTGTTGCGCATTTGACGCTCTATCTCTTGCTTTTCCTCATCGGTTGGGATGCCATCGGCAAAGTTGATCATCTGCCCACCCCAAAACTGATTGCGGATGTTGCTGATGTGAAATTTAGCGATCTCAACGTCGCACTCGATGTAAGCCAGTGCACCCTGGTAGTTCGGCAGTGGGTAGTGCTTGACGCCAGCCGCATAGTGGCGATAGTAGAACAGCTGTTTACCGACGCGGTTATTCGGATCGAACTTGGGCATGCGCTCAACTTCCGCACCTTTCGGATACTGGCGGATCATGCGCTCGTCGTACCAATCAGCGATCAGGAACATCGTATCATCCAGCGACACGCGCACCTTTTCAAACGGCACGTGTTCAATGAAGGCGATGCCGCCACCCCTGTTCCACGTTACCGCAAGCGCAAATCCGTTGAACAGTTCGAGATCTAATACGAACTTTTGCGTCAGGTCGTTGAGGTCATCGTCTTCGTTGACGTCAGCCATGAACGCCTCCGCCTTTGCCTGTTGCGCAACGGTTGTCTTATCCGCATCCACTGCCCAGCCTTTGCCGGAGATGTAGTTGCACTTGCCGTTGACGATTGCGTTGTGCTTCGCGCTTTTCTTGTAGATGTCGAGTAAGTAATATGGGTAGTCGTTCATCTCCCCGAAGGTATACAGGTCGTTAGCCTTGCTTTGCAGCATCAAAGGGTAGCGATAGTCCGCCTGTGGGATGAAGCTGAAGTTTAGTTTAGTCATAAGAAACGTAGTCGATCGTGTTTGTTGTACTCGTGAAACTGCCCTCCGTCGTTTCAACCATCGCGAGGCCTGTCTCAAGGACTCGCGGATTCGTCGTCGGTAGCAGGAAGCGACGCATAGCACGCGTATAGCGGTTGGAGGTGTTGCCTTTGCTGTGCGTGCCTTGGTTGCCGTTATTCATATCCACGGTGAACGCCTGCGTCGCTGATGCCTGCGTTGATGACCAATAGGTATGGTTTGCGAAGCTGCCAAGACCATCGCTGGCTAACTCCGTCCACATCATTCCTAACTCCTCCAGGGACGGCAGAAACCAGTCGCTAAAGTTGTTCAGCACAAGCTGATCCGCAAGCCTCGCGGCTATGCCTGCTGTTGCGCAACCTGCGACAATTGATGCTGTGTTGACAATGCCTTGACCAATTGCTTCGGGTGTTAGCCCTTCGGGTATCAGCGTCCCTTGACACCCCCACTCTGCGTTGCTCGACTGATCCACTGCCGCGGAGATGTAGGCATAGCCGCCATCGGTAAACGTGTATAGTCCGCCTTGCACGAAGTCACCAGCAGCGTAGGTTGTCGGGTTCTCCGTGACCTCGTACCGATATTGCCCTTTCTCCAGTGCGCCCAAGGTGAAGGCGAATTTGTCGTAGCGACTTTCGTAGGACGACAGGTTGTCAATCGCGTTGAGGTAGATGTCAGTGGCTTCCAGCGTCGCCAAGTTCGTCAGCCGCAAGCGGTAGACCGTCGCGCTGTTCGCGCGCTCCGTCCACGTCACCGCTATCGTGTTGCTCTGGCTCGCCTTGAGGTATAGCATGAAGTTCTTTTATTGAAATATCCCTCGCCACGTTTTTGTACAAATTGAACCTGCGTCTGGTGATTTCATCAATGTCAAATCGCTTCTGCATCTTCGCCGTCAGCCTGTCCGCCATCTCACGCGCCATCGCTGGCTCGTTGATCATAGCCTTCATCGACTTGTACCACTTCTTCGGTTGCTTTTCGTCCACAAGCACGCCATCCCAGCCGTCGGTTATGCAGTCGGCATACATGCAGACGTTGCTGGCGATGATTGCCTTGTTCATCCAAGCCGCCTCGGTGACCTTCAACTCCGACTTCAACCTGTTGAACTTATTGTCGCGCAGAGGCGCAAGCGCAACGTCAATGAAGTTGTAGCCGCCAACGTAGCTGTAAATATCCGCCGCCTGTATGCGTCCGTAATTGTTGTTTTTACCCTTGTTGCTAAAAACCTGTTCGTACTGCTGATAAATCGGGTTGCCCTCATTCCACCCGGCAAGGTACAGCATATAGCGACCTTCCAGCGTGTGATCGTCGCAGAGGCGCGACAGTGGCAGTTCTAGCAATGCCACGTCCTCGGTGTGCTGCGCAGCGCCGAAGTAGCCAAAGCGTAGGCGCTCGCTCGTAGTAGGTTGCGGCTTAAACTGGTCGTACAACAGGTGCGGCACGTTCTCGCAGATAGTCACGTTGCGGTTGAGCTTGACGATTTCATCGCGGAGGTACGTCGTAGTCGTGATGACCGCATCCGCAAGCTTGACGTGTTCGGCGACGATTGCAGACATGTTCGTGTCGTGGTAGTGCTTGTAGAAGCTATGCCCTGTCCCCAAGTGCCAATAGTCGTCCATGTCAAGAATGATCTTCGCGCCGTACTGTCGTAGGATGTCAGCGACAGGCTTGACCGCATCCAACGGCCCTGCAATCCAAGTGCGATTATACAGGAATACGTCGATCGTCCGCAGCTCTTCATCGCTCATCGTGCGCACGTCAGCTATGCTCACGAACTCGGCCTCGCTGCCGAACATCTCATGGACGCGGCTTGAAGGCATCTCCAAGCGGTAATAGCTGCACCCTGTCGGATGCTGATTGTAGACGATACATACACGCATACAGCAAATTTAGGGCAAAAAAAAGAACCCTGCGCCACCATTCGCAGGGTTCTCCAACCAACCAAAATGCACGCTAATATACGTTACGAACCGCCAGTGATTTGCGTTCCGCTGGTCAAAGCTGTAATTATTGAAGATGACACCTCGCTGCATGGTAACTCCTCCATGCCCGTAAACGTCATCTCATAGCCATTGCGGTCACCCATAGCCGTTCCTGTTTGCGCTGTGCCAGCGGTAACATCCAATCCATTCGATCGACCCAGCAGCCAGTATTTACCGTTTCTATCGGTGACAATAGCCATAAGCCTATTCAACCCAACCAGTCGCAGTTCATTGCGCACTGCTTGCGTCATGCGGTTAATCGGGAACACCAACTCTTGTGTGTAGAAAATCGTGCCATTCTCCGTTGACGCGTTGACAGTTTCGGTAAACTGCCCAGCGCCCTTCGGTACTTCGTACTTGTAAAATCCTGATGCAGGGAACGTACCAGTGACAACGCCCGACGCATCCACGGCAATAGTGCCAGTGACGCTGTTGAAGGCGATGAGGCGTACCTCCGTGATGCCGCCTACATTGTCGCGGCAGCCTAATTTATATCCAGTTGTTAAGGCGCAAGGCATATCTATATCGTTTAGTTATTGACAAAATAAAAGAAGCGGGGAGGGTTGCCCCTCCCCACGTCATCAGCCTGCAGGTGTAGTCGCGTTCGACGCTTTATACAACACCATCTGCTCCGGGAAGGCGAACTGCACGCCGTACTTGAACGCGGCTTGGAAGCGCACTTGGTCGTTGTCATACGATGCCCAAATGCGGAATTGATCTTCGTCGCTCAACAAGTCCGTGCCGTAGTACAGGTTTTCAAGCGAAGTAGCAACGATCCTGCGCGTGTTGTTCATTCCGTTCACCGCAACGACTTTCAGGTTCGTGCCGGGGAAGAACATCTCACCACCGCCAAGCTGTCCGAGGTCGCCTTGATACAGGTTCAATCCTACCAGC